CGCTTGGGGTATTACAACCCCTTACACAGACTCATCACCTGTGTAACATGGATGAACCTCTAGTATGAGTTCACCCACCGTGTTCTTAGCTGTAGGGACACGGGCCTACCTGCCTTCTCAAGATGCTCTTCGTCGAAGAACGGCTGCAAAGCCGGACGACCGAAGAAAAACTTGATCAAGGCGCCCCAATCGGAAAGAGGATCTCTCCTCTTCCGTTCCTTAACTACTGTGGCCCTAACCTGGGGCCGTTGTAGACAAGGATCCATCCGGTCGGTGTCAAACCAACCGGAGGGATGGATGCGCCCCAATGCCGGGCTTGTGGAAGACACGTACGGAAACGGTATCATACCGCTAATGTAAATGTCGAGTAGATCGCAGGTGTCGAACCACTCCTTTTCACAAAGGAGGTTTCGAAACTTCACCAGCGATATCATACTCTCCGCAAACTCAGTAGAAGGTTGTGACCGCACAGGAAGAGGCTTCCTTAGCTTGACGTATGTAACGTCAAAGCCTCGAAAGTATTCCTTTCCACAAGACTCTCGAAAGTTCTCACCTTCAAAAGACTTGTGGCGATTCACTTTTAGCCCAAAGGCTTCAAGTGTCTCAACGGTCACACGGGCATGGTGCGCGGGAACGACAATGTCGTCTCCGTACACTTGCACCCACTCCATCGCCCGTGAATAACGGCGGTGGAGGACTGGTGTCGCTGAGCCCAGCTCTCGCTTGAGATCTCGCCGAACGGCCATCGCAACGATGGTCGTAAAGACGATAGTCTCAATAACGAAAGTGAGGGCTGACCCCATACTCGCGAACTTGGCCAGATGAATAACTTCATCAAAACCAGGAACACTTGCTTGCTGGGAACGACATGCCTGAACAGCCCGATTAAGATCGGGATAATCATGCAACATCGTCTTCACAAGCAGGTTGGAAACGCGGTCACTAGCTTCGCTCAAATCGAGCGTCGCAACCGTATCGTGCGTATACTTCCCTACAATGGGAAGTCCGCCGATCGATCCTAGAAGGGCCAGACGTTGGTTATTCGTCTGGTCTCTAAGAGTGATCATGCGACTAACGAG